CTAGTCCCGGTACTGATGCAACCCGCACAGCAAAGTGGCTAAACACGGGCACGGGCGATCACCGTCTGATTGTGACCACAGCTAATACTGGCAACGGTGTCGGCGCTGTAACGGTTGTGTATGCTCAGAGCAACAACGTTTAGGGGTAACTAGATGGCAGGCTCTGATGTACGCTCTAAGCGTTTAACTGCAACGGGTTCGGCGGGTCTAGGGCCCGCCCGAATACGGCAAGTTCAAGTCAAAACTACGACAGGCACCCCGAGGTTTACGGTTACGGACGGAAACGGCGGCGTCGTAGTTTTAGACATGGATTTAGATGCTTCTTCCACACATTCTGTTAACATTCCTGACGACGGCATTCGTGTAAGTGACATATTTATTTCTACGTTTACAGCGTGTACTTCGGTGACCATTTTCCACAGTTAAAAGGCTAAAACAATGGCTTCAGATGTAAAAGCAACCAACTTAACTGCTTCGGGCACTATTTTTGCGGGCAGGGCCAGAGTAAAAGCCATTCACTATAAATGTGGATCAAATCCGTCGTTAGTTTTGAGGAACAAAGACGTAAACGGGGCAGTGCAGCTAACGCTTGCGTTTGCTAACGACACGGATGACAACGTGTACATTCCTGATGAGGGGATGTTGTTTGTTGACGGTTGTTTTGCTGTTCTAACTAACGTTTCCGACGTAACTGTTTTCTTTAACTGAGGTTTTTATGTCTGGCGATAAACCAATATCGAAAACAACGGGCAAGGGCGGAAACTACCGCAACACTAAAGATGGCGCGGGAATGAGTGCCAAAGGTTTAGAGGCGCACAGGAAAGCCAATCCGGGGTCTAAGATAAAAAAGGCTGTGACAGGTAAGGTTAAAGCGGGCAGTAAAGATGCCAAACGGCGCAAGTCTTTTTGTGCGCGGTCCGCGGGTCAAATGAAGAAGTTTCCAAAGGCGGCTAAAGACCCTAACAGTCGTTTACGCCAAGCTAGAAAAAGGTGGAAATGTTAATGGTTACTAAAAGCAATAAGAGAAAAATTACAAAAGTTGTTAAGGGCTTAAAAAAAGCTTCTAAGCTTCACGCAAGTCAAGCCAAGGTCCTTAAACGCATTGTTACTAAAAGGGCGTAATACGGATGGCATACTCGCGCAAATCCAAGGGAGCCTCTAAGAAATCCAAGGGCAGTAAAATTTGTCCTGCGGGAAAAGCTTGGGCACAGCGAACGTTTGACACATACCCCTCGGCATATGCCAATATGGCTGCATCCAAGTATTGCAAAGACCCCAACTATGCTAAAGGCGCAAAGGGCAAGAAAAAGGCTTCAGCATAATGGGCGAGTTAAAAGATTGGGTAGACCAAGATTGGGTTAGGATTGGAACCGATGGAAAGATTAAAGGTAAGTGCGGCACTTCTAAAGATAAGAAGAACCCTGACCGATGCTTGCCTCGGTCTAAAGCGGCTTCTCTTTCCCAATCTCAAAGAGCTTCAACAGCTCAGAAGAAAAAACGAGAAGGCTCTAAAGGTAAAACAAACGTTAAAAACACTAAAGCCGCTGAAGTTAAATTTGCGTACCTTGGAGGCGAAATCAAAGCTACCCAAGCCAAAAGAAAGCCGCCGCCGCCCAACAAAAACGGGGTAGTCCCTCGGGGCTGCGGTATTGTTATGAACAACCGTAGAAAACGAGCAAAAGGATCAGTAACATGAAAAAGATGAAGAAAAAAGGTTATGCTAAGGGCGGCGCTGCAAAGAAGATGAAAGTTGGCGGTGCAGTCAAAAAGATGAAGTCTGGCGGCGCGGTAAAACGCAAAATGGGCGGCGCTATGATGAAGAAAAAAGGTTACGCTAAAGGCGGTGCCGCAATGAAGAAAAAAGGTTACGCTAAAGGCGGCGCGGTTAAAAGAAAATAACCTGAATGCCTTTTTTGCAGAGTAACATCCCACACTTTAAGTGCTGGGTTCGCCGCGAGTATACAGTAAACCATGAACGTTATCATGGTGAATTTTTACACGCTATGGCAATAGCCGTAACTACCATGCCAAACCGTTGTTTAAGCTTTCAGCTTATTTTCACGGGTTGCGAGGTAGACGAGGAGGGGGGAGAGAATGTGCATGGCGGAGCTATGTGGGCCAGAATGCCCATAACAGCTTTAGTCGCAGACGAACCGTTAGAAGATTGGCCTAAACCGATGGCAGTACACGAAGCACAACCTTGGGACTGTCCCTCACATACTCACGCGGCGTATGTGTTGGAAAGGGCGTCCCCTTGCCCGTGGTTAGCAAAGATTGACGGCACGTTCTTTCCAGCAAAGTACATGTTCACCGTAGATTACACCGATACGGACGTTGCAGACGATCCGGCTCAACATAAGCAGGCCCATATCTTACAGCTTTTAAACGCGGGGGAATGGACGGGAAATATCGTGGCTTTGCCCAACAACAGGGTCCGTGTGACGCACCCCGCGTGGTTTGAGACGGGAGAGGGCGCTCCAGACTTCAAACCTTCTCAGCATGTACATTATTCTAAATCTGACTTAGACTACACTCTAGACGTTAATAAAATATTCGACAATCTGTATAACGAGGAATGATATGACCGTATCTGACAGCGTAGATTTTGAGCTAGATGTAGCTGAATACATTGAGGAAGCCTTTGAACGCTGTGGTTTGGAGGTTAGAACAGGTTACGACCTAAAGACAGCCAAGCGATCCTTGAATTTAATGCTGGCTGAGTGGGCTAACCGCGGTTTGAATCAATGGACGATTGCTCAAAGGACCGTGACTCTAACGCAGGGAACGGGAGAGTACGCCTTATTGCCGGACGTTATTGATATTTTGTCGGCAGTAATTCGTAGAGATAACATCGACTATTCTTTGTTAAGACTTAGCCGCGAGGAATACCAAACAGTACCCGACAAAACCTCTCAGGGCAGACCAAACCAGTTTTTCTTAGACAGGCAGGTAACGCCCAGTTTAAAACTGTGGCCCGCGCCGGAAAACGCTACTGACGTGGTTTACTACAACGCTCTTACGCGCATGGATGACGCCGACACATATACAAACACTATGGACATGCCCTTTAGGTTTTATCCGTGTTTAGCCGCGGGTTTAGCGTATTATATTGCGGTTAAACGGGCCCCGCAGCGCGTACAACTGTTAAAAGCCATGTATGAAGAAGAGTTTGAACGCGCTATGACCGAAGATCGTGACAGGGCTTCGTTTAACGTGGTGCCCCAGTATCAATATTTTAGGACGGGCTAATGGGAAGCTTTGCTAGCGGAAAAAACGCGTATGCAATATCAGATCGTTCTGGTTTTCGGTATCGCTACAAGGATATGCGAAAGGAGTGGAACGGTCTTTTAGTTGGCAAGGACGAGTTTGAATCTAAGCAGCCACAACTGGGTCCGTTTAGGACTGTTTCTGATCCGCAAGCTCTTCAAGACGCCCGACCTCAAACACCGGATAGAACTAATACTTTTCAAGTGGTGACCACAAATGGGATTGTTTATCTTGGAAACGGAAACTGGTCTACTAGCGGGAAAACGCAATTACCTACTCTTATTGAAACAACGCCTCTTTTAACCACTGGTTTGGGCGCGGTAACCGTCACCACCTCGGGCGAAACAGGTGTTTCGGTCAACGTTTCAGGAGTGTCGGGTTCAAGTAATGTGGGTACGGTAACCATTGTAGAGGAAGGTATTGCCGTTTCAGGTATAGCAGGGTCTAGTGCCGTAGGTACAGTTAGCGTAATTGCAGGGTCTGCACCAAGATTTGACAGTACGTCGGTTACGCTAGATTCAACAACAGATACTTTTGACGAGGGTTAAGCCATGACTAAACAAACAGTAGGTATAGGAAGTAGCGCAAACGATGGCAATGGAGATACTCTTCGTTCTGGTGCCACCAAAATAAATGCAAACTTCACTGAGATATATGCTGCGGTTGGTAATGGCTCTACACTCACCGATATAATAGACAGTAACGGTCTTATTAACGTAAGTTCTGGAGCAAATAAGATTGTTTTTTATTACGCTAATTTAAGCGACTTACCTAGTGCGGGAACATATCATGGCGCAGTGGCGCACGTTCACGCGACAGGAGGGTTGTACTTCGCTCACGCTGCCGCGTGGGTTAGATTAAATGATGAGACAACTGGACCTGTGACTAAATACACGGCGGGTGTAAACGGATCGACTGCTTATACATTTACTGGCCCCGGAGCCACATCTGGAAACAACCCAAACTTTACTTTCTACAAAGGCCACACGTACCTTTTAAATAACGCGGCTAATGTAAGTGCCCATCCTTTAAAGATACGAGTATCGGCAGGCGGGTCTAATTTTACAACAGGGGTTACTGAGAACTATAATTCCACTACAGGGTTAACACAGTTCATTGTTCCGCATGAGCCCTCTGACTCTTCCTTAGTATATCAATGCACCAACCACAGTGGTATGGTCGGAAACATAACAATAGTGTGACACCATAGGTGAACAAATGAGCTATACATACACAACGCTAAAAACCGCGATAAAAGATTATACCGAGAATGACGAGCCTACGTTTGTCCGAAACCTACCCGTGTTTATAAAAAACTCAGAAGAACGCATCTTAAAAAACGTGCAGCTTAGTCTTTTTAGAAAAAATGCAACGGGAGTTATGTCAGACACAAGCAAGTATTTAGCCGTTCCATCTGATTTTCTAGCGCCGTTTTCCTTGTCATACACTTCAAGTAACGAAGAAATATTTGTTGATTTTAAAGACCCTGATTTTGTTCAATCATTTAACCCAAACCCTGCAACAAAAGGGTTGCCTAGATTTTATGCACAATTTGATGTAGAAAATTTTATTTTAGGGCCTAGTCCTAGCGGCGACTTTCCAGCGGAATTACATTATTTTTACCGTCCAGCTAGTATAACATCTAGCATTTTTGTTATAACTCTCTCCAACGTCAACGGAACGTTCACAACTTCGGATAATGTTACAGGTTCAACCAGCTTGCAGTCTTCAAAAGTCACTTCTATTACAAACGCTAGTACCTTGAGTGTCGTGATCCCCGCAGGAGATTTTGTGGTGGGAGAAACGTTAACAGGAAGCTCTAGTGGGGCTACTGGTACATTGACAACAATAGGTTCAGACGCCACTGAGACTTGGCTTAGTGAAAATGCTGAAGTCGCGTTGTTGTACGGTAGTTTGATGGAAGCGTATATATTTATGAAGGGTGAACCCGACTTGCAGCAAATATATGAAAAACGTTTTGGGGAAGCTATAATGGGCTTGAAATCTTTGGGCGAATCAAAAGAAGTTACAGATGAATATCGTACTGGGATGATTATAAGAGGGAAACAGTGATGAACATGCCATTTGAAATGTCTGTTGGTAGTGTTGGGGTTAAGACTACTAATAACCGAGGCTTCACCCCTGAAGAAGTTGCGGAATTGTGCGTTGATAGGTTAATGATCGTATCAAATGACGCGCCGCCAGCTATAAGAGATCAAGCCTTGGCTCACAAGGAACGTATGAAGGCTGTAATTGCAGTCTACATGAAACAGGCTATCCAAAGCGATAGAACTACTGTATATAATGCAATCAGTGATGCTGGTCATAAAAAACTAGCCGAATATATAAGGAAAATGTAAATGGCATTCTCAGGAAACTTTATGTGTACCTCTTTCAAAGTTGAAGTTTTGAAGGGTGTCCACAATTTTACCGCTGCATCTAACATCTTTAAGCTGGCGATGTACACCAACAGCGCAAGTTTTAATGCGGCTACCACCGCGTATACCTCTGGAAATGAGGTTAGTGGTACAAACTACACCGCTAAAGGCAATGCGGTAACTACGGTTACTCCTGTTGCATCTGGAACAACTGCTCTCGTAGACATGAACAACGTTGTATTTAGCAACGTGACTATTTCTGCTGTGCGAGGCGCTTTAATCTTCAACGAGGCAGCTTCGGGTGATCCAACCGTATGTGTGCTTGATTTTGGTGGAGATAAAGCCGCAAGTTCTGGTGACTTTACAGTAGTGATGCCAACCGCAGACGCAAGTAACGCTATTATCCGTATCGCCTAATTGAGGGGATAACCCATGCCACTACCTTTTTCTGGCTGGGGCCGTGGCGGTTGGAGTTCTGGCTCTTGGAATAGTCTACAAGTAGGAGTATCTGTTACAGGCGTAGCAGGTACTGGGGCTGTTGGTAGTATAAGCACTACCAGCGGGGTTACTCAACCTGTTACGGGTATAGCTGGCACAGGATCAGTAGGTTCTGTAACAACTATTGGCGCTGCCAAAATAACGGCTGTAGGTCTGACGGGCACGGGATCAGTAGGTTCTGCAACGGTTATTGGAGTCGCAAACCTAACTGCTACAGGTATAACAGGCACAGGGTCAGTAGGGTCAGTGACCACTACGGGCGCAGCTAACATAGCAGTTACAGGGGTTAGCGGCACATCTGCGCTCAACACTGTTGTAACTGAGTCTGATGGCAATCTTGCGGTACTTGGTCTTAATTCCATTGGATCAGTCGGTGCAACCTCTGTATCGTCAAACTCAGCAATCCCTGTAACGGGTGTTTCTGGGACAGGTTCAGTAGGCGCTGCCGTAACAAGAATAGGTATTAACGCCAATATCACAAGTGGTGTTGTAGGTACAGGCTCGACAGGTAGCGTTACAATAGACCTAACGGCTAACATACCCGCAACAGGGATCACAGGTACAGGCGCAGTAGGCAGTATAACTCAAACAAGTTCTGTAAACCAATCAGCAACAGGGGTTGTTGGCACTGGGGCAATAGGTACGACAAGTAACACCAGCGGCGTAAGTCAAACTGTAAATGGTGTATCGGGTACAGGTGTTTCTGGTTCTGCGGCGGTAAGCGGTAAAGCTAACTCAAATGCAACTGGGGTTTCAGGAACAGGTGCAGTTGGCAGCATAACACAGACAAGCTCTGCCAATATATCTGTTACAGGTGTGTATGGTACGGGCGGCGTTGGCTCTGTCACTGTTCAAGGTAAAGCTAATCATACTGTTACGGGGGTAGCGGGAACGGGGTCTTCTGGCGCGGCTACTGTTTCTTTTGGATACTATGCCACAGGCGTATCTGGAACAGGCGCAGTAGGTACTGTTAGTGTGAACCAAGAGTTTTCTGTAACGGGCGTATCGGCTGTAGGAGAGGTGGGTAATAACGCGTTTGTTTGGAACGAGATTATCCCTGATAACACCACAAATTGGATACCCGTAGTCGCGTAATCTGAAAAACATTGCGTCTTAACGATAGGCGCGGTATAAACTAAACAACTTATCTGCTTAGGAAACTCACATGGCTAGTACATATGGAAACGATCTTCGGCTAGAAGAGATTGGCGATGGCGAACAATCTGGTACATGGGGCGCTACAACTAATACAAACCTTGAATTAATTGCAGAGGCTCTTAGTTTTGGCACCGAAGCCATTACTACCAACGCCGATACGCACACCACTACGATTGCAGATGGAGCTACCGATCCGGGTCGCTCTCTGTATTTGAAGTATACAGGAACGCTGGACAGCACCTGCACTATTACAATTGCGCCCAACTCTATTAGCAAAACATGGTACATTGAAAACGGCACAAGCGGCTCTCAAAGTATTATTATCTCGCAAGGCTCTGGGGCCAACGTAACAATTCCAACAGGGCAAACTAAGATTGTTTACTCAGACGGCGCAGGGTCTGGCGCAGCTATGGCAGAGATTGGCACGTTAGGCGTTACTAATCTAGCTGTAACTACCAACGCAACTGTTGGGGGCACTCTTGGCGTTACGGGAGTTTTAACAGGTACGTCATTAGATATTAGTGGTAACGTAGATATTGATGGAACTCTTGAAACGGACGCGCTTTCTATTAACGGTACAGCCGTTACGTCCACTGCGGCTGAATTAAATATTCTTGACGGCGTTACAGCTACAACCGCAGAACTCAACATTATGGACGGCGTTACAGCTACAACCGCAGAACTCAACATTATGGATGGAGTTACGTCTACCACTGCTGAGTTAAATATTCTTGATGGCGTTACATCTACCGCTACTGAATTAAACCAACTGGATGCCATTACTCGCGGCAGTATCCTGTACGGCAATGCTTCTGGCGCAACGGCTAGATTAGCCAAAGGTGCCGCTGATACTGTTCTGACTTCGGACGGTACAGATTTAAGTTGGGCCGCTGCTGGTGGCGCTTTTATGGGAAGCGTTGTAACAGTTAGTAGCAGTGGAGTGACCACTCTTTCGGCTGCTCAGTCTGGTTCTTTAGTCTATATTACAAATTCAGCGGCTATTCTTAAATTACCTACAGCAGCGGCGGGACTGTTTTTTGGTTTGAGAAACACCACAGACTCAGATGTAATAGTAAGGGCCGCATCTGGCACTGTGTATATGAACTCTAGAATAATGCCGTCAAAGATAGTGGAAGCAGATGGTCTTGGTATTATTGTAGGCGTTGATAGCACTCATTGGGTGGCAGATTTTGATATGCCATCGGCGGCAATAATAAATCGTTTTCATAATTCCGGCAATAATTCGAACTATTCAGAGACACGAACAATAAGCGCAGGAACTACGTCTATTGGCATATTCATGCAAGGTGGACAAGCTGTAGTAAGCTATGGACAAGTTAGCGGAAGTTCCGTGTAT